GAACTCCTCGGTTGTATCATCAAAGCGATTCCTGAACATCCCACCATTAGTTCCCGTGTCTCTATCGAGAGGGGCGGGGTTAGCAGTAGGATAGTTCCAGCTTCCTGCGGGTAAGTTGATTTCTACAAAAGGCATTTTCTAAACCTCCCAGTTCAAAAGTCTGCTGAATTTGGCTAGGACTTTGAACTTTTTAGCGGTAGTATCCGCCTGAGTATATAGAACCTTCAAAACTAGTATCCTCGCGGTCAAATCCCCTCTTTTGGCGAGCTTTACAATCTGCTGCTGAGTGAAATTATCCGTGAGATACTGACTATCTCCCTGAAATGAAGTCGCACCATCTTGGGCAGCGTTCAGCCTCGCCTGCTTTTCTCTTTGTTTTTCCTCTGCGTCAACAGCGTCTTTTTCAGCCTGGCTCATCTCCACAATCTGCCCATTCGCTATTTTCCAGTATTTCATAACGCAAATAGGCAAATTCTCCGGGTTGATGATTATATCGTCCCGCCCTGTATAATCAGGGGTATGAACACTTTTGAGGTAGTCCGTTACCCGTTTAGTAACTTCATCGAAAATTATAACATTAGCCATTTCTGCCTCCTTAGCTCCCTTGCTGAACCGCACATTTAACGACAAATGTCACCTGCTCGCCTGAGCTGAGTGTGATGGCATCAATCACTATCCGTAACAAGCACAGATTAACATGACTGGCTGCTGCCTGGCAGATAACCAGCTCCTCAATGACGTGACTTGTGAAGTCCGCATAGAGGAAGATGCTCGTCCACGTTCCCTTGTAGCTGGCCTCGTAAGCTCCGCTCACGTCGTTATAGTGAGTGTCCGAGCCTAGAAGGTCGTGCTGCGTTGCTGCCGCCGCCGTGCTATTCTCGCCCGCTCCCATGCCACCATAGTGGTCAAAGTCGGGGGTGTCATCCACCAGAATCTTCGCCACGTTGGTGAGGGCGTCGTTCAAAATCGCGCTTGAAATTAGAGCCATTTTATCATTCCTCCTTGATTTCTCTCTTAATTAGCTTATTATTCTTGAACACATACTCCTGGGTCTTCCTGACACTCCCATCCTTCCGCTGTATGGTAGCTGTCAACTCTACCTCGCTACCCATTCCTATTTTCTCGTCAAAGTTCTTTGTGTGCCTGCCTATCATCTGGCCTATCTCGGTCAGCTTCAGGTAGGCCTCGGCCCAGAGCTTCTTTATCTTCTCGAACTCCTCGTCGCTTAAAGGCATCTATATCTCCTTTATGTCCATGCTGGGATTGACGACAGAATCTCCGTCCCCTCAAGCTCTATGGTTCCCCGCCAGTAGGGGGTCGCGTGCATCTTCACCTGCGGCTCGGCGTAGACGAAGTTCCAGGTATTAGTCCACCTGACCTCGAAGTTGGTCGCGGGGAAGTCGGTCGCGCGGGGGATGAAGTTCAGCTCGGTGTGCCGGTTGTATTCCGCCCTCAGATTGGTGTATGTGGCATCGGGCATCATGCGAAAACTGAGGCGAGCCCTGAACTTGTAGCCCTTATGGTAGAACTTCTTCGATCCGTCATGTAATGCGTGTGTAGCCTTGACTTCCTCAAACCAATAGTCGGCCTTGAATATTCCCGTGTCGGGAATCGTGTACTCCGAACCCATCAGTCCCAGTTCCGCCACAAGAGCCATTAGACTGTCCTCCTCGCTTCTTCCTCATCGAGAGCCTGCTTTATGTGCTCCCTGACGAGATTCCGCCAAAATACGGGGTCGTCAGGAGGAATGAGCGTCTTGATCTCAACATTCCAGCTATAAGTCCGCTGCCCTCCATCCTCTCCACCGCCTCCTCTCCATTCCCTCGCCTGGGCAGGGTTAAGGATTGCCTCTTCCCTGTGAACTACGACAGGCATAGCGCGAGGGACGTAGGGGATTCCCACGTGGGCACTAGTTATTTTTCCCACAATGTCGAAATATTGGGTCGCAAAGCGGGGAAACTCAGGGATATGCAGACGGCCAACGATATCAAAATAGCGGGGAACCTTCTTGATTGTTTCTGTCAGTCTATTTATGCTGTTATTTAAATTGTCAATCCCATCTGCAGCGCTACTTGTAGCCGGGTTTATTCCCCTAAAAAGATCAATCAGCATCGCTATAATATCTGAGTAGATCTCCAACTCTTTAAGCCACTCAATGAAAATTTTAATCCAATTAATGATTACCTTTATCGCTTCTATAATAAGCCAGATAGCAGCTGCGATTAGGAGAAATTTGGCGATAACGAGCAATATAGGGGCAACTACTGCCCAAAGTTTTGGTATCAGACTTAGTAGGGCAGGAATAAGCTTGCCAAAAATCACCTTGGCTATATCTTTAATAAATTCGATTAAACTGGTGGCGATCAAAATTAAGGTCGCTGCCACAACTTCCCAGAGTTTAATTGCAAAACTTAGTAGGGCAGGGATAACTTTTTCCCAGATGTGCTGGGCCATAGCAGTAAACCAGTCTGATAATTTCTGGGATATAAGGTCGGCAATCGCTTTGTTGAGCTGCTCGTTGAATACCCTTGCTAGTTTTTCTAAAGCATCAGCAATGTCTCCCATTCCGCCTATCCAATCCTCCACGACCAAGGCGAATCCGGACTTGAGGCTAGTGTTTAGATCTTCCCAGAGTTCGGCCATGTTCTCGCAGAACCTTTGCCAAAGGGATTTCTGTTTTTTAAGCTCGTCATAGAATTTCTTTGTTCTTACCTCATTTTGCCTTTTCCATTCCTCAAAACTTTCATCTCTTATCTTCTTTATCTCGTCTTTTGCATCCTGCTGTATTTTCTTTCTCTTTATTAGCGCATTTTCAAGCTCTTTTACTCTCGCATCATTTTTCCTTTTCCAGTCTTCAAAGGATTCTTTTCTTATCTTTGCTATTTCCCTTTCTGCACTCTTTTGTAGTTTCTTCCTTTTTTTAAGTTTTTTCTCGAGTTCTTTCACCCTTGCATCATTCTTCTTTTTCCAATCTTCAAAAGACTCTTTTCTTATCTTTATAATTTCCTTCTTTGCATCCTCTTGTTGTTTCTTTCTCTTCGCCAGTGCATCTTTCAACTTTTTCACTCTATCATCGTTCTTCTCTTTCCAGTCCTCGAAAGATTCTTTTCTTATCTTTGCTATCTCCTCTTCTGCGCCTTTTTGTTGCTTCTTCCTCTCTGCCAATGCAGCTTCGAGTTCCTTGACTCTGGCTTCGTTTTTCTCTTTCCAATCTTCGAACCCACCTTGTCTTATTTCTGCTATCTCATCTTTTGCATCCTGTTGTAATTGTTTTTGCTTTGCTAATTCATCATAAAGCTCTTTTGTCCGTGCTTCATTCTTCTTTTGCCAGTCCTCAAAAGACATCTTCCTTATATCTATTATTTTGTCTTTCGCATTCTGCTGTATTTGTTTCTGTTTAGCCAACTCGGCATAGAGTTGCTTTGTCCTAGCCTCATTTTGCTTTTTCCAGTCCTTGAAAGACATTTCCCGTATCTTTACTATTTCATCTTTCGCGTCTTTTTCTATCTGCTTTTGAATAGCTAATTCTTCATAGAGTTCCTTTGTCCTTGCTTCGTTGTTTGCCTTCCATTCCTCAAAAAATGTTGCTCTTATCTTTTTTATTTCTTCCTGTGCAACCTTTTGTGCTTCTTCTAATTCCTTTATACGTTTCTTTTCTTCTTCGGTGAGCTCCTTGTCTTTACCTCGTAGTTTTAGTAATTTATCAAAGGTCGTAATATAAGATGACGTTGCAGTCGTCATATCATCTATCGCCTTACCAGCCCCCTCAGCCCCCTCTTTAACAGCGTCGAAAGCAGGCTTTACCAACTCCGGCAACGGCTCAAAATAGATCTTAACACCATCGGCCATTTTCTTCAACTGCAATTCAGCGAATGCAGGCATCTCAGCCCATTTAGTCTCCAATTCATCAAACAACGGCGTCCAGTCCGGCCTCTCAATCTTCTTGAACCAGTTCTTTGGATTCATCTTCTTACCAAGCCAGCTCAGTTGCGCAACGATATTTTCTCCAAAGTTCTTGAGTCCGGTGGACACTGCATCAAACAGATTCTTCCAAACATTGAGGAAATTCTCACCAAGCCAGCTTCCCCAACCTTTAATGAATTCCCATACCCACTTGAATATCGTTATCAGATTATCAAAGGCATTCTTGGCTATTTTGGGTATCCCTTCAAATATCGTCTTCCAAAGTTTGCCCCAATTATCCTTAAGCCAGACAAGGCGATTCCAGGCATTTTGAACAAACGCTTTTATATACGCAACAATTTTATTGATGAAATTACGAAACTTGTCGCTGGTCTTATAGAAATACAGGAACGCTGCCACAGCCGCCGCTATTGCTGCCGTGACAAGCCCGACAGGGCCTAGCATAATATGGAAAGCCGCTCCTATCGCGGGCGCAATAGCAACCAAACCAGGCAGAACCATCAGTAGTCCACCTAGAGCTATCAGAAGAGGGCCAAGAACTGCCGCAAACTTGACAATAGCCGAACTAATACCCGGATGAGCCTTTGACCATTCTGACATCCTCTTAACAAGATCAGTAACCTTCTCAATCAGGGGAGTTATCATTGGCAGGAGCCTGTCGCCCATTTCCTGGGCCAAAACTCCTATTCGTATCTTTGCTTGCTGGAAGGCAAATCCTGCTTTATTGATACCCTCTGTTTGCTCCTTGAAAGCTAAATCGGTGAGACCCACTGAATCCCTCATGGCAGCCAGCTTTTCAATGTAAGTATCAGACTGTGCTCCAGTTAGAGCTAGTGCTAATGTCTGGCCCTCTATTGAGGAGATGTATTTTTGCAATGGTACTCCTGAATCTTCAGCCGCTTTGATAATAGTGCGAAGTGCTCCATGTAGTCCCTCCTCAGCAAGCATAGCCTTTCCGCTTTCATAGCCCAGGGATTCCAAGAGTTTAGTCATGTCCGCAGTCGGGGCCAGCAAGGACTGAAATACTCCCCTTAATTGCGTTGACACCTCGGCGGCTTTGCCCGTAACCCCTGTTCCTGTTGCCATTACGGTAAATAATTCTTCTTCCACCACTCCTAATTCGGCAGCCAATGGGATCGCTTTTCCGATGCTAGCCGCAAGCTCAGGAAATGTAGTCTGGCCTAATGTGACCGTCTGAAAGGCCAAATCGCTGGCTTTTTGCACAGCCTCTTTGGAGGTATCGCCATATCCCTTTGTGACAGCAGAGAGAAGATTGATTGCATCCGTGGTGGTCGCCACACCAGCCGTGGCAGCCCTAGCTGACATCTCAAGAATAGCCACCGTGTCGGCGGTATCACCAAAGGCGGATATGACCTGATAAGCACCCTGCGCCAAATCCGCCGTGTCCTTTCCCACAGTCACAGCCATCGTTCTGATTGCGCCCTTGAGTTCGAGTATCCTCTTGGTGGCGCCTGGGATTAGGGTGGCTATATTGGCCATTTCCTTGTTGAAGGTGATCGAGGACTTTATAGCCAAGCCCAAAGCCGCCGTGATAGCTCCGCCAGCGACAGCCATTCCTATACCTACTTTTCTAAAAGTGGGAGCCAGAGCCTGAAATTTAGCCTGCATTCTGCCAACAGATTTACCAGTCAGTGTCTCTGCCGACTTCAATTCAGACTTGAATTTAGTCATTTTTGCACGAAGCTCTACGTAGGCTTCTCCGACTTTTTCACCAGCCATTATAATCCCTTCCTGGGTAGTCTAATTCCCCGTCTTTTTGCTGTTCGTACAAGCTCTTCCTTCGTTGGTTTTGCACCTTTCTTCCCAGAATCTTCCCCTGTTTCTGCCTTCGCCAATTTTACCCCATCTTCCATAAGCTCAAATACCTCATGTAGCGTCATAGCCTTGAATTCAGCCTTGGAGCATCTATAGAATCTTTTCAGTTGAGCAAATACGAAGTCCCAATCCAACATCCAGAGATGCTGGTAATAATCTATTCTTTCGCCTTTGCCCCCGGTGCGTTTTTTGGTTTTTCCTCCAAAGATGCTCCCATGACGTAAGCCATAAGCTCTTCCATTCCACCAGGATTACTCGCCACAATCTCACCGGCTTGATCCAGAGTGAGGTCAGGATGTTCTTTTCTCAACCCGAGGTAGAGAATATAGGACATGGCGTCTATCGAGGACATGAGCGGCTGAACCTTCTCCTTGTAGTAATTCAGTTGCTCTTTCTTGGTATCCCCCTTCAGTCCCCATTCCTCAAATTGCAACTTCCTGATTTCAGCTATAATCTTACTTTCTGAGATTCCCGCTATCCTCATGGATCTTCCAGTCTCTCCTATATAAAGACTCTTCAAATAGCGGGTCAGCTCCCCGTAATCCTGTGTGACAATCTGGCGGAGCTTGTATTCCTTCCCGGCGAATTGCACCATCACCGGGCTATCCACAGTCTTTTCGGCAGTCATAGATTCACTCCTTTTTAACTTTCATAAACTAATTGTCCTGTGCCTTGAAAGGCTAGACTCTCATTAATGAGAGTATCAACAGCCAGCGAAGGGCTTAACCCGACGAGGTGACAATACCCTTCATACCGGTCGCCGGTGTCGGATGCCGAGCCTATCCCCTTGGCAGCGTCGGAGTCGTTCACGTAGAATTTCGCGATGACCATAGACGCCGTATCTAGTTCACCCACCATTGAGAACATGCCCGAATCAACCCAGTGTCTCTCAGCGCCCGCCGTCCAGCCGTCTAGGGCAGCAAGATAAGCCCTGTGCCCAGAGTCCTGGAAGTCAGTTATCTCCACAACATCCATAGTATCATCTATGCTCCAGTTGAAGAATCCACCATACTGCTTGATTGTCCCCTTAGCTGTTCCGGTCTCACCTGTCTCGGCCCACCAGCGGTATTTGACATTGACGCTGGCGGTCGCTGCAGCACCGACAACCGTCAGATGTCCCATAGGAGTGGAGTACCATCTTTTGTAGGGCTGTGCCGTGCCTGTTTTCTTCGAGTAGAGATTACTCACTATAACATTCTTATGGGTCAGGTATGTCGCGCTAGCAACAAGACTATGGGATTCAGATGCCTGTTCTGTTCCCGTCCCGCTGGTAGCGTAGAAAGCTCCCACCTTCCCTGATTTTTCAGCCATTTTTTATGTCACCTCCATAGCCTGAAATCAACCAGGTCTCTTAATGGTAGAGGAGAGCCCCAGTTCCCTGGAAGCTGTAACTCACTGTGGCCTGTCCGTCGACAGCCGTAGCTGGACTCACTCCGATAATTATGATGCTGCCGGAGTAGCTACTACCCGCTGAGTCAGTCACATAGAAACTTCCTGCATACTTAGTCCCCAGTGCAGCACCAGTGCTCCAACCAGGCTGACCGAACCCCTCGAAAGAACCAGTCCAGCCGTCAAGACCTGCTAGATAGGTTCTGTGCCCGGAATCGTCGAAATCGGTAGTCTCCAGAGCGTCCGCTGAATAATCGAGCGTCCATGCTCTTATCCCTGCGACCACAGTTCCACCAGCTTTGACTCGTGCAACTTTGCCTACTGCTTCTGCCATCTTATTTCACCTCACTAATTTTTTTATTTTTCTTAAAATAGCTCTCTGCTTTATATTCCTTCTCCCCTATATGTCCCAGTTTTATCCTGCTGTCGCACCAGACCCCAAATCCAAGTTCCGAAGCCCGCAGACAAAAGCTCCAATCAGTCCCTATCCGCATATTGTACACTGGAATATAGTCAAATCGGGGATACCTCATTGCTATCAGGACGTCCCGCTTGATGAGGGTGAACCCCGTGGGGAGCACCAGTTTATATCCTTTATAACTATCGAATAGCTCGTCTTCCGGGTAGTCATCTGCCAGCTTAATTCCCGTTTCCGGGACAAAATGCCCTATCGTGGGGCTCGCCTCTTTGCACTTCTTGGTGTAAAACCCCGAAACAATGTCCTTATCATCCAACAATAGCCTGTGAATCCCATCAGCGGGGAACCGCATATCGGCGTCAATAACCATCATATAATCGCAGTCAGTAGCCAGGAGGCCGTTCCCCAGAGCGTCCTTTGTCTTGTTAAGATTGCAGGTCGCAAAGTAAAGATAGACCGAAGGCAGGCTCTCCGCATAAGCGGGCAGCTTGAAACTGAACGTCTTGCCCTTCTTGGGAGCCGTCAGTATAGCGTTGGTGACTCCCATATACATCGAGAGAAGCGAGGTCACAAAACCCTCAGTGAACCCGCCGTATCCAGAGAAAGCGAGAAAAATCTTCTTGACGACCTCCTTTTTCACCAAGCTAGAAGAATAGACCAGAATGCGAGGGAACCAGTCATACAGCTTTTTACTCGCATAATTACCAAAATCACCCTTTTGATAAATATGTCTGTGCTCCCCATTTTGCACCATCGGATGATTGGGGGGCTCATTCTCGGGAACAGTCAGGATGATTTTCTTCCCGACCCTCTCCATCTCCTCAAATAGATACCAGTCCTCTTTGATGTGCTCTAGGATTCCGTTACCTACTACAACATCGAATTCGTTATCCTTGAGAGGAAGTGGGGGCACGCTCTTCCTCACGATCTCAAATCCCTTTTTCTTTCCTTGTGCTGCGGCTGTCCTGGAAAAGTCAATGCCTGTCAATTTAAGTTTAGGCCGCCTTTCTTTAACCTCATCGAACAGGTCGCATATACCGCAGCCCACGTCCAAGACCTTGCCCTTCTCGGGTAGCATCTTGGCTATCTCCTGGTGGCTGACACGGATTCTTGACTTTCCAATAGCCTTCCATATCTGGTCCCAATATAGAACGGAGTTGACTTTCAAATTGCTCTCCTTTTTTCCTTTCCTGGAGCCGACGGGAGGCATCGAACCCCCGACCTGCTGATTACAAATCAGCTGCTCTGCCATCTGAGCTACATCGGCCTACATATTTTTGCCCCACCTGACAGTATATTCCATAATCTGGTGGAATATCCCCTCTCCCGTCTCTAATGTTCCATCTTCTTATAAGAGCCTTGTGTTTTGCCGTATAGCCAAAGAAGGATTGTATCCCGAAATACTCAAGACCTTATCATCCATCTGCGCGGCAATCGCCTCCACTATCTCCCCCGACTCTGCCGCCGAATTGGAGTCCGAGAATATGTCCACCTGCATAAGGGCGTCGCTACCCCATTCGGTGAAGGTGTCGCCCTGCACATTAATGACTGCGAAATAAGTCACGATAGGATAAGCAGTCCCTTGTGGAGCTTTGACATGGTAGATACCCGTAACTAAATCAGTAATAGAAGCTACATTGAGAGCTGTATAAATAGCCGTATTTAGAGCATTTATATCTAACATTTTATTTGCTCCACTTTATCCCCCAATCCTTGAACCCTAAAGCAAATTTATCCCTAATATCACTTGAAATAGAATCTTCCTTGAAGCCTATCCCCACAACAGTATGGGGCATGTGCTCGTGACCAAGAAAGCCCACAAACAAAAAGGGGAAAGATTTGAGAAGACTCTTGAACCCTTCAGGGGTAAATCTCCAGTAGTCATACGGGTAATCATGTATGGGGAAATAAAAATGAGAAGTAAGTATAAGCATCCCTTCGGGTTTAAGAATTCTGTAGCTCTCTTCTATCGCTATTCTGGGGAATTCTACATGCTCCATTGTGTTCAGAATAAGGACAGTTCCAACTGAGTCCGAGGCGAGTTCTATCTTATGTAAATTTAAGATTACATCTACCCCTACACCTTCTCGCATATCAGCACCAATATATTTCTTGGCCGGAAATAGTGGCCGAAGGTCTGCGAAACCTACTTGCTTTTCGACTTGCAAAGAACCAAATTCATAAATAGGCTCATGGATTGGCAATATTTCTGAGCATATTTTGACAAACTCTTTGACTGATTTATTCATTTTACCGCCTCAACTCTGATACAAGGTTCATCTTTAACGTGATAATCCATTGCCTTTTTAATTTCAACATTCCTAAATCCAGTAATCTCCAATAATCCTTTCAATTTTTTAGGATTATATCCCCACTGATGAGCGTCTCCAGTGAATCTTCGCAAGCCAAATATGTTGACCAATCGCTCTTCATCCCCTGCTAAATACTCCTTTACCGCTTGGTCAAAATCGGGACATTCGATAATCATTTTGCCTTCCGGGATAAGCGCTCTATGGCATTCCCTCATTAATCTTGCCGCCCCCTCCCTGGATAAATGTTCGATGAGATGATAACACTCAATCCTCTCGATTAATTCATCAGGATAGGGCAAATCCTTGCTTAAATCGTGCACCAAATCTGTAGCCGGCGTCTTTCTAAAATCGATGTTTATATACCCTTCCAGACGTCGATTTCCGCACCCCAGGTGGAGCTTCACTTTTCCTGCCTCCAAAGTTGATTTCTGTAGTCTCCCGACTTCACCCCGTCCCTGTCAAAATTATCGAAAGTCTTGTTCTTCCAGTGGAACACATAGGAAATCTTGCACATACCTGTTCTTCCCCCTCGCTCGTTAATCCTTTCTTCTAAGTCATATTCATTCCAGGTGTTTATGTTCGCAGGGTTAAATAGAAACCGCTTGTTATGGGCGTATTTGCCTATCGTAGAGGAGAAGGCGAGGCAAAACCCATTGATAAAATAACTCTGCCTAAATGGGGCCTTCCCATGCCTCTGAGATAAGATTTCCTGTATCTTGTCAATGTTTTTCTCATTTGGCTCTATATCTCATATCTTCTAATCTCCTGATGGACAGGGGAATGAACATCGTCCCATATAACCCCAGGCTCGTTGGAAAGCGGACTTACCAGATCAAACTCTTTTAGTCCGTCAAGGAGCCCTTTCGAGAAACCCGCCGGGAACCTGACATCGTCATTGGAGATGATACAGTTTTTATATTTGCCTATTATCATATAGTCATAGGCCATATTCCAAGAGTCCGTCAGTCCCCTCGGTTCCTCCTTGGTTAATAATGCTAACCCTTTCCGCTTGCAGAAATCCCATATCTCATCGCCAGGGGTCGCGTCATCTACCACCAGCACGTCCAGAGGGTCTCGCAGGCTCGCTATTGCCTCTTCCAGCCACTTTAGCTGACCCGCGACGGTAATCGCCAAGAGCGTTTTCATGTTATCTCCTTTCTATTCTCTACAATTAACAGTATTTTCTAATGAGTTTCTCTCCCCCCTGAAATCGCATCCATCTAAAGTGCATATTCGGCAGCAATACTTACAGATATTATCTCTCTTGGGACACATATCGTCCATTCCCGCAAGATAAATTTTACATATTTTACAGTATGTTTTATCGCTCCACATTTTTAATATTCCTTTCAATTTAGTGAAGAAGCAGGGAGAAGTTGTTTTAGGTGAAGCTCAGAGTCGTCCCGTCATTCAGGGCAAACGTCCCCACACTAGCATCCTTGGCCATCGAACAATTAACATATATCCAATCGCTAGAGTTATAATCCGTAGTGAAAGTACCCCATATTGGCGGAGTATGGGAATACGGGTCAGGTATCACAGGATATATCCTATAGGGTTCATACCACCTATCATAGTAGTGATGGTGAACCTCCTTTACCTTCTCAACCCGTATGACCGATGTCCTTCTCGCCTCTTCGTCTTTCTCC